ACCCCTCCTTACTTTCCGCTTTAACTTCTTTTGCAAACAACGCTTCAGCACCATCTTCCGTAAACCCAATATCTATTAAGAAAAAGCCGTGCGGTGCGATTGGATTCCATTTAGATAGGTCTGAGGAGTCCATAATCTCCAAAAATAGATCATCAGAAACACTCCCTTCTAAATAAAGTCGAACGGTGACAATATTGAAATGCTGCTTAAGTTGATCCCATTCGCTTTGGCTCAACCATTCTTGGTCAGCATAATTGTCATCCAAATATTTCAGATATTCAGGATGCACCCAACAACCCATTTCATCCCGGATGATCTCAGTTGGTTTTAATTGATTAATCAACCCTCAGCTCCCGATTCGCTTGCCACTTCAACCATTAAAGAATAAATAGGCGTGTAATGATCACGAGTCCCATCGCCCCAATGGAATCCACTATTTTCTAAACAGCTAACAACGCTGTCTGGAATCTCTTTCGGTACCAAACAGTAACCCTCTGGCACCGCCTGAGCTTTGGCTTTATTCCAAAAGCTCCATAATTGTCGAGCCTGTTCACGCATAAAGAAGACTTCACCATCTATAATTGAATAGATGAAAAGATCCTTATTTTTGTACGTGTCAGCTAAATTAGGCACAAACCAAAGCTCCATAGCTTCTTTTTTAAAAGTTTCAATTTGAGCTTCTAGCTCTCTTCCCTTATTCAAATCTGTCATGCTGCCACCTTTTGATAACTGAATTTCATTGAATTAGAAATGCCACGCATTCGAAGCTGGTTAATAAAACGTTTATCCTTATTCATCCAAACCCGGCAAAATGAAGTAAATCTTTTTTGACAGACTTCATTCATTTCGAAACCTTTTTTTGTTTTTATTAAAGAAATCTTTGCCACTTCTTTGCCACGCTTCATAACGATGTATCCTTTTTTATAAGAAGGATAGAAACCACTTTCGGACATCCAAACAGTGAATGGGTATGACATTGAGTCAGGGATGTACTTCATCATGTTAGAATCTCCAAATGGAATCTTTAAGTTTCGCTTTGAAGAGCAAAGCTTCAGTTTCATTAAGTGATACATTTAAGAAAACTTGGGTTCGTTTACCTATCACAGTAAAAGTTCTAGTTTTGCTGTTATAAATTTGAATCATTGAGGCGACTCCAATAAAAAGTTACCTTCAACCTCAAGTTCTTTTCTTCTTTTTACAACCAGCTCCATTAGACGTTCTTGTATACGTTCATCAGCTTCAGAAATATCAATTTCAAGGGCATCTAATGTAGTCAGGTCCTTTGCTTGTCTGATCTTTTCCCCAATAGAAATATTTTCTTTTGATTGACCAGCAATAATGACTAAGTGTTTATTTAACTCAGTTAAAAAAGATTTTTGATCTTCAGAAGCCCAGTCTTTCGTTTCCTCAATAAGACTATTAGCTGCATCTGCAGTTTTAGTTTTCTTTAGCTTTTCAATAAGGCCAGCTAACGGAGACTCAACCGGTTTGTCATTATGGTAACGAGTCCAATTTTCCTCTTTGATATTGGCCTTCTTCGCAGATTTTTTTGCTTGAGTTGAGTTAGTTTCTTTATCTGCTTTAGGTTCAATTGGTCCCAAAACGTTTAGAATGTTGTCGTCATCTATACTTGTCAAACCCACTTCACCATTAATAATTGCATTCAGTAGATTTTTAAACTCATCACACCAATAAAGTGATTTTACAAATACACGTAACTCACCATAATCATGTGATTTACGATTAATAAATGCTTCAGCAGCTGACCGTGTTAGATGGCAATTAATATCTTCCCAAAAATATTTACCATGACAAATATAGACGTTGCGTTCGTTCCATTCCGATAAAATATTAATTTGTGTTGATACTTTGGCATCGAGGAAAAGCTCATCTTCTTCATCAATAGCCAATCCATTTAAATCATGTTTTTCTGCAGCTTTTAGTGAATCAAAAAACTCTTCAACTGATTTATATTTTGATTCCTGATCTACATCTACAATATTCGTAATTTCAACTGAATCGCTTGCAGGGTCTAAACCCCACACAATATTTTTTGATTGAACAACGAAAATAGGTGAATCTGTACCAGCGTTATCATTTTCCCAAGAATTTTTGAGTTGTTGGGTAAACTCCGCCCATGTTTCAGGCGTAAATAGAGTAGGTTTCATAGTTGCTAACCTTTAAATATTTTGAAGCGCTTTACGCAAATGTGGGTCAAGGTCTTCTTTATTCAGGAGCCATGAGATATATGGGCGCGGTAATTCTTTAAGAGGCGTTCCTTTGTGTTTACCCCATGTCATTATTTTGGGTAAACGTACAGCTTCAGACATGAGAAATAAGGAGTTCAAATCTTTAATTCCCAGTCGTTCAATTAGAGCTATTAGGATAATCCCAGTAAAATAAACATCCGCCCGTGCTGAATGTGCATGTCTTAAATGCTTACGTGCTTCTTCACGGTTACTCATTACGAAATAGTACAGAACAGCCAATTTATGACTTGTTAAATCAGGCCATACGTCCCTTGCTAAAGCTAAAGTACAAATAGCCTTTGCCTTAATTGCTGGTCCACATTTATTTAGAGCTTTGATGTCGTAATCAATATTGTGACCGACAATGAATTCAACCCCTTCAGGTAACCGGAACGATTCGCAACTTGGTTGACCTTCAATATCCGCTTCAATGATGTTGTGTACAGCCATTGCTTCTAAATCAATCGGTTCAGGACAAGAATAGAAACGGTTAAAAACTTCATCTTTATGAACTAACAATTGACCATTCTCTAAGCTAAAAGGCGCATAAGCGATTTCAATTGGATAACCATTTAATTTGTTGGTTTCAGTATCTAAAATAATTGCTTTCATTGATCATGCACCATTTAACTGTTAGGCCAACAAAAGCCGCAGTTGTGACATTCCCATTGAGCACCAGAGCCAGAATGACTAACACCTAAAGTGCATTTGTCATTAGTACATCTTGGACAAGTACCATAAATCACACGAAAAGATTTAATAACTAACATAAATATCCCCAACTAGCGTGTACCAAGAAAACCACGACGAATTTTGTAAGCTTTCCGGTCAGGGGAAGGTATGTGCGTTTTTTGAAGAATTTGACCTAATTCACGTCCTCTACGATATTTAATTTCGGTTTCTAGATTTCGTAAAATCCACTCTTTTGTATTTAACGTATATTGTGAAACAGGAGTTAATTCATTGTTTTCATTAACCGTATAAACACGAGTTAAAGTGTGATTTGCAGCATAAACTGTATAGCCAAGACGGACTTTGTATAAACCATGTTCTTCATCCTTCCCTACGAATTCACGGAAAGTTGATTTTTGGTTTACTTGACCATTCAGATTATTTTCGTAACGTTTAGATCCTCGTAAATAGTTTGTTCTCATTGTGCACCACCTAATTTAACTACATGTACTTGAACATCAACAGGTTCGCCTGAGTTAAATTGTTGTTGCCAATGTTGCGTCTTCTGCTCACGCACTTGAGCCTCTGCATCACATGCATAAAGGAAAGCAATAGCTAATGCACTAAATATAAGGAAGCATAAAACATACGGCCATTTACTATCTTTTTTAAACTTTAGATCCTCTGCTGATGGATGCTGATAAAGTTTAGAAGTAGCTGGTTTATTTGTTTTATTCCCGCTAAGTTCAGGCACGAAACAAATAGGTGTAGATGGGGTAGATTGACTGTTTATATATTTCTGATTCATAATAATTTGCCTTTATACGTACAGTATTGGTAGAAAAAGCCTCGATAGCCGTCCAAAGTCATTGAGGCTTTTTCATTTTTGTTAGCTCAGCATTTACAGACATTTGCGAAGGTTTATATCTGTACTTAAAGCCGTTTTTATTAATGCGCTCTTCATCAATTAAATTTTTCGCATTAATATTTGTGATTTCCATGTCCTTCCAATTTGGAAAGTCTTTACTTGAACATTGAATAACACGACCACAAGCCATAGCTCGTAACGCCTCCGAAACGCTAATCAAGCCTTGTTCGTCTATAACTTTGTCTTTGTAGTGATCCATGAGAGTTCACCTTTTGACGATTACGTAGTATTGGTTGAAAAAAGCCCCGATAGCCGTCCAAAGTTTTCAGGGCTTTTTTTATTTCTTAAGATTTAAATGACCCAATTCGTACAGGGTTTTCTGGAAGTAAAGCAATTACTTCTTCTTTGAAATCTTCAATAATTTCATTACGTAATAACTCTTCTTTGACAATTTGAATGGCAAACTGAGGTGCGCTACCAGTGCTATTTACAATTAAACGTAATTTGATTTCTCGTTCTGCAAGACCTAAGTAAGCTGAATCTTGGATGGTGAAATAAGCCGGTAATACGCCTTTTTTAGCTGAAGCTGCAATTTGGGCCATTTCAGATTGAACCTGACGTGTGTTTTCTACTTCAGCGTTACTAGTAGTCGATGCTTCAATTTGCATATTTCGTACTGCAACAAGGGCATCTTTAATATCAATAGCATTATTATTTTCATCAAATGCATTAAGTACTTGAGCCCAATCTTCAATGAAAACAGCAAAGTTACGTTGATCTAACTTATGGTCTTTAAGTTGATTTAATTTTTTCCACACCACAGTTGATTCTAGGCACAGAGAAGCTAAATAGTCACAATGGCCTTGGGTTTTTCCTTCACCATGGAAGTTAAGAACTGCAATAGCTTTTACGTCATTTTGATTAACAAAAATTGGTGTATCTTTACCGCCTTCTGCAACTACAAAATCCTTAAAGTCATTAAATGTTGGTGTAGTAAATTCACCATGAGGACGGAATCGAGCATCCATAAATTTTTCAGCAGCTATAACACTATAGTCATGATGCAAAGCTACAAGCTGACCACGCTCAAGTGGAATTACAGGTTTAGCTAAACCTAGAAATTTTTCGATTTCGATTTTTTCAGACATGAAGGTCTTTCCTTTAGTTGAGTAAAAAAGATTTTAAAAATTAAGCTTTTTCTTCAAAAAGCTGGTCAGTGTGTTTAGCAAAAAGCGATACATCACCACGTGTGTTTACATACATAGGTGTTTTGTCACCGTGTTCTTCGACACTTTTACCTTTTGGGAGTGGGGCATTTGAAATTAGTTTGTGCTCTACAGTTACGTTGTTGTGACCAACGCCTTTAGAGAACTTTAATTTAATTGTGATCTCGCCGACTTTTTGTGTATCAACAGCAGCACTTGCAACCTTACTAACTGCATAGCCAAGTTGTTTTGCAAAGGCACCGCCATCTATGTCATTTATGAATTCTTCGCAATCAGTAGGACGTAAATTAGTCATCTTTTAATTCACCATTAGATGTGTTGGTGAAATTATTATGCATAAGTGCATAACGTAATGCAATACTGCATTATGCAAATGTGCATTATTTTTTAATTATTAAATTTTGGATATAAAAAAACCGCTTCTAGAGCGGTTTTTTGAATTGGATGCTAAGCTATTAATTTAAAAAGTTAATTTACTAATTTAATAGACTAAATCTTTAAATTTTCAACTGTTAGCTTAAGCATTCTTGCTAATTCCATGTCGAAACCATGTAGAGCATTCTTTATAACGTTGCCAGCCATATCATGATTTTCAAAATGATCCATTGTAAATGCTTGAGTTACAAGGGGATGATGCTCATTAGTGAGTTCTTTTATATTCATTAGAATAGATGCAGCCATATCTGGTGATGATCTTACTACCTCTTCGACAAATGTTTTTAGAAAAGCTTGTCTACCAATTAAGTCTGCCGTATTTTCTTTATTGTTTTTCATAACTTAACGTCTCACCTTGCGACCTTCAGATTTCCACCAGTATTGACCAATGATTTGTACATTTTCTGCTTCAATGCGAGCTGGTGAATAATATTCATCAGGATATTTAACTTTGTCTGTATTACGAGATACTGCCTTGAAGCCACCTTTACCTTGTTCATTCCATTCAAATAACATCTTGATTTTTAATTCATCACCTTTCAAAAAGGCATAAATTTCACCATCAAAGATTCTTTTAGCAGATGTATCAATTGAAATTCGTTGCCCTGGATATAAATCCGGGATCATGCTTTCACCATCTACAACTAGTACCTTCGCACAATCAGGTTTAACGTCATATCTTCTTATTTCATTAATTGGAAATAAGAACTTATGAGGGCTTTGATGTTCAATGTTCAAGTAACCACTTCCTGCACTAACCTTAATTTCACTATAGAAATCAATAGCTACATAACCATCAGGAACAGGGTCACCATCTTCGTATAAATGGATCTCAGTATCATAAATTAAATTATTCTCAGGACCTGGATTATGTTCGTTTTGATTTCGTTCTAAGACAGATAAATCTTTATCAAATAAGTCATTAACAGTTACGCCTGCCCATTTAGCAATAGGTTCTAATGTAGAGCGTCTAGGATCTTTTGTAATTCCGTTCAAAATGCGGAATACAGTCGATTGTTTAATCTCTGGGTGCTTTTGCTCAAGATCAGTAGGGTTTGTTTCATTCTTTGTGAGCAAATAATCAAGATTCGATTTCAGGTAATTCATAGATTTCACCGTTAACTCCGCGAACCTATTTTATGCGTATTCGCATAATTTGGGGAAAATAACTCACAATTGCATTGACTGTAATGCAAATATGCATAATAATTTGCATTAATAGGTCTGCATAAAGAGCTGAACATGACGCTTAAAGAAAAAATTTTGTTTTTGACAGTCACTCGTGGTTACACCCAACAAGAAGTAAGTATTGAAACTGGGATTGAACAAAGCTCCGTTTCACGAATTTTAAAAAACACTCAAAAAAGTGTGGGGTATCAGAAGGGCATCGCTTTAGATGCGTTTGTGAACCGTGAAAAAGAAAAAATGCAATCTCAAACAGCTTAAGTGGTTTTACTTTTGAATTAAGTAATGAGGTATGTATGGCTGAAAAACTTTTAGCAAATGCTTCATCAAAATTAACTTTAGAAGAAAAAGCAAAGATGGAATGGATTGCCAAACTTGAAGGCAAGAACTCCTTATCTAATCTCATCCGCTCTATGTGTAAGAAAAAGATTTCAGAAGTAGAAGGTGAGATGGCAGGTAAAAGCTCTCTCGAAGTAATTAAAAACATTTGCACTAGAAAAGTCTCAGAAGCTGAATCTGAATATCAGTTTCTCAGAAATGTTTTTTGTGGGTCAAAAGATAACGGGTATACCAGAGATACCTTCGAATTAGTGCCTTTACGGGCCGAAAAATCGCGGCATAAAAATGCTAGTGATAAATCAGTCCAGCTTGATCTACTTAGCTGGAAATAAAAAAACCACTCCCTGCGCCAACAGGAAATGGTCTATGGCTGTTCAAACCCTTGGAAGAATGAACGTGAGTAATTTAGCAAATTATCCCTGCTCAGGCAAATGCACTGATTTTAAAGAAGAACAGTGCTCAACTTGTCTTATTAATCAAGATGCCCCGCATCAAACCGATGAAGAGAAATTTCTAGACCGTGCATTCAATGCACAAAAGGAGATTTCATGACTTCAGAAAAAAAGGTTTGGCCGTTAGGAACCAATCACACTGATTCTGAGGGAACGCCGTGGAAGCGTGACGAACAGAACAATTGGTGGTTTTGGCAAGAAAACTTTGGCTGGTCACGCTACATAGGTCCAGTGAACCAAGCTTTCTTAGATTTACGATTTGAGGTAGTGACTGAACAATGATTTTTGAATTAATAAATCCTAGTGATAAATGCACATTTGAAGCGCCAAATTTAAAAATTGCTGCTTTAGTTACGTGTGCACTTGGAAACGGTCAATATTCTGCAAAAGGAATAGAAAACGACCTTGATGTTCCATTCTTTATTTTTGGTGGGCATGACGAATGGTTTGTTTCTAATTTTGGGCAAAATTTTGAAGAAACTTTTATTCAAGTTCGAAATGAAGAAAAGTTTGATCTGGTAAATAGCTTTAACAGTGTTTTGTTAGGTTCTTACCTTGACCGTACTGCTTTCTATAAAGCTTATGACCTGATTCAAGATCCAGCTGAGAAAAATAAATGGCGTGAACAATGGTTAGATGAACGCCGCTCGTCTTTAAATAATATTTGTAAACGTGCATGGAATTTTGCTGAACAAGTGAGCTTGTATAAACCAGCTCAGGAAGGTGCAGCATGAGAGATCGTTTTTACATCGCATGCTTTAGAGATAATGTCGGACCAAATGTAAGTTTTCATCGTCATCAATTTGCAGGTTATCACACAGACATTGATCAAGCATATGTTTGTACATTAGATGAAGCACAGCGTCATTTCAATCATGCTAGAGAGTTTGAATGTCCAATTTCTGCTGATCATGTCGATGCATTAGCTGTATGGAAAGTTGATCACCAAACAATTCCAAATAGCACTCAAATTATCGATAGTGTTTTTGGATATGCTGTTTTCGTTCAAGGGAAATATTCAGGAAATGATGTTTTTTGGTTGAATAAAAGTTCTTTTGATATATCAACTGATTTTGAAAAGGCTTCATATTTTTCTAAAGATGAAGCAAGTCAACTTGATGAGAAGTATATTGCTATTCCTTTTCATTTAGCTGAAAAAGCAAAGCGTAGGACTTTTGATTTTAATCAATATAATCCACGAATCATGACTCAAGGAGCAGGCTTAAAACAACCTGAACATTTAAAAAGAGCCAAAAGAAGAGTCAAAAACCCTCAAACACGTTTTAACTGCCCAAAATGCGGAAAAATCGTATGGCAATACAACCCCTATGACTTTGATCACTGTAATCATTGTGGACATATGGGGTGATAAGCATGAACACTAAGTTTTGTTTTGATAATACGCGTTTATTTAAAACCCAATATGGATTGAATTTTTCCGAGAAGATTATTGTTGATTTTTTTGCTGGTAGAGGCGGAGCCAGTACAGGTCTAGAAATGGGACTTAATCGTCCAGTCTATGTAGCTGTAAACCATAATCCTAAAGCTGTTGCAATGCATGAAGCAAATCATCCTCATACAATCCATTATGTTCAGGATGTTTTCGCAGTTGACCCTGTTGAGATTTGTGACGGTTATCAAGTTGGATGGTTTCATGCAAGCCCTGATTGCACACATCATTCACAAGCAGCTGGAGGTCAACCGCGGAAAAAAGAAATTAGAGATCTTGCATGGGTTATCCCAAGATTTGCAGGGAAAGTAAAACCGGATGTTATTAGCATGGAAAATGTTCGCCAGATGCTTAATTGGGGACCATTAATTGCAAAACGTGACAAAGCAACAGGCCGTGTTGTAACCCTTGAAAAAATTGACGTAAATGGAAAGCTGGTAAATCGTATTGCAGAGCCTAGTGAAGTGGTACCAAGAAATTTACAGTTCTTGATCCCAGATCCAAAACGTATTGGTCAAACTTGGAAACGATTTATTAAGACATTAAAGAGTCTTGGGTACATTGTTGAATGGCGTGCAAATATTGTTGCTGCTGATTTTGGAGCGGGAACAATTCGTTCACGATTATTTTTAATCGCCCGTTGTGATGGCAATCCAATTGTTTGGCCTGAACAGTATTTTGCAAAACAACCAAAGGCTAAACAGAGTAAGTGGATTCCTACAGCAGATTCTATTGATTGGTCTGATTTAGGTAATTCAATTTTTAATCGTCCGAAAGGTCCACTTGTTCCAGCTACACTTAAACGATTAGCGAAAGGTTTGAAGCGATTTGTGATTGATGCTGAAAATCCATATTTCGTCAATTCTTCAACCCCATTTATTTGCCGTGATTTTAATACAAGCATAGGTCATAACATTACTGAGCCTCTCGCAACCACAACTGCAAGCTATGGTGGGCATAGTCAACTTGTGTGTCCAATTTTAGCCCCGTTTCTAACTGAGTTTGCCAATTCATCTCAACAGCGTAATTGGTCTATAGATCATCCACTATCAACGATTTGTGCACAAGTTAAAGGCGGCCATCATGGTTTAGTAACTGCAAAACTAAGTAAAGACGATTTCGAGGGTGCTTTAAGAGTGGCGGCCTTCTTGATTAATTATTACGGCAATGGTGATGCAAGAGACATCACAGCACCTATGGATACCTTAACGACTAAAGATCGACTTGCATTAGTCACTGTATGGATCAAAGGAGAGCCTTGGGTAATTGTTGATATACGTTTGCGCATGCTTAAACCAAGAGAGCTTTATAAAGCGCAAGGCTTTCCAGATTCTTACATCATCGATCCGATTTACTGTGGCAAACCATTATCAAAAAAAGACCAAGTACATATGTGTGGCAATAGCGTTTCGCCTCTACCTATGGCTGCTATTGCTCGAGCGAATAATCCCTTTTCAAATACAAACAAAAATGAGGCAGCTTAAGAAATGGCAAGATCTAGAAATATTAAGTCCTCATTCTTTATGAATGAAGACATTATTGAATTACCGTATGAAGCTCGATCGCTTTTCATTGGGTATTGGGCACTTAAAAATGGGAACCAAATAATTAAGAGCCCAATAAGATATAAACATCTACGTCTAGTTAAAGCTAATATTGAAAAACAGCTTAGACTTAGAGAAATGAAAGCCTTTATCACTCGTTTATGTGAGGGTTTTCTGTTTGTTATCTATACTAGATTAGTGGATCGAAACTTGAAATTAGTTTTCGCTTTTCTGAGTTCCAGATTCCAAAATTTCTTTCTTGCAAGCCTGAAGAGCAGCAATAACAGTATCAAGATGAGCTACATCAATATTGATAAAGGAATCCTCAAACCCGCCACCATGTTGATCAAAATGTCCTTCAGTTTCGCATATTGTCACACACTTTTCTTCAAGGTTTGCATATACATCAATTTCATTTTGTTTGCGAATGATAGCCATCTTATTAATTCCAATAAAGGTGGGAAATCATGACACTACCAAACGCGCTAATACAAAACAATATTGACTTACGAAGTTTTGAGTTTATGCCTTTAGATGTAGTTCGTTTCCGTGATAGTGACTTCACTGCCTTGGTAGACGCAGAGGCTTTTCGATCAGGATTTCTTTTAATGTGTGCTTCATGGCATCAAGTTCCTGCTGGTAGCTTGCCCAATGATGATCGTATTCTTTCAAATTTGGCAGGTTTTGGTCGAGTCGTAAAAGAATGGGAAAAATTTAAAGATGAAGCCTTACATGGCTGGGTTTTATGTAATGACAACCGTTACTACCACCCAGTAGTGTGTGAAAAAGCCTTGGAGAGTTGGAATTCCAAACAGGAATACAATTATAAGAAATTTGCCGATCGATTACGTAAGGCAAATGGGAAGCTTGGTGATACGGAACAAATTGAAATTCCATCATTTGATGTGTGGATAAATAATGGAATGCCTGACACTTGGAGTAATTATTCCAAATCTCAAAAAACGGAAATGAAAATACCTTCCAATGGGCCAAAAGAAGAATCTCCAAACCATTCCCAAATTATTCCACAGGAAGGGCAAAATCATTCCGATGGAATTCCACTGGAAAACTCTCTTAAGGGAACAGAACATAACGGACAGGTAAGGGATATTATAAAAGATATTAATAATCACGTTCAAAATTCAGAAGAAAGTTTTTCAGGGAATAACAACTCCGCCGTTGGCGAAGTTGATTCATCGACTCAAGCAAAATTTAGTTTCAAGAGTGCTTTGAAAAAAAATGGTGTACCTGAGAAAGACGCTGCTGAGTTCTTACAAGTTCGTAAAGCCAAGAAAGCTCAAAACACCGAAAACGCTTTTGACGCACTTTTGAATGAAGCCCAAAAAGCAGGAATTACACTTCAGCAAGCCGTCGAATATTGCTTGAAAAGACAAAATCCTTGGGGTGCCTTCAAAGCATCTTGGTACCTAAACGAAAAACCCGAAATGACTACCGGTCAACAGTCAAACCATCAATCGTTACCACGCAATGTAAATGATCAATGGGGCGCGCCAAAGAAATATGAACCGGTTGCTCACACAGCTGTGAAGGGTGAATTGATATGAACGCAGTGCCTCAAAAATTGGAATATAAAATTTCCCATACAAACCAGATCTGTAAGATCCACAAAGAACAGATGATCAATGTACATGGTCGAATCGTTTGTCAGTCTTGTGTTGAAAAAATCATGAAGCAGTCAAATGAAAAATATGAAAGCGATAAGAATATTCGTATTTTAAATTTGAAAATGGCTCGAGCTGGTATCCCTAAAAGACATGTAAATAGCGGCTTTAGCAACTATGCGGTAACTCACAAAGGACAAGACGAAGCTCGTAAAACTTGTGAAAAGTTCACTATGGATTTCAATTCAGGTGTTTTTCGAAATTTACTTCTTGTCGGCCGTACTGGTACGGGTAAAACACATCTAGGTTCATCAATTCTGAAAAATATCATCATTAAGAACTGGGAAGCTATTTACATTACGTCTGCAGATCTAGCTGAAGATATCGCGGGTGCCTATCGCCGTAGCGGTGATAGTGAAGATGAAGCTCTAAAACGCTATGTAAAAAAAGATTTATTAATTATTGATGAATACGGTTTACATGACCGTGCTGAAAAACGTCCGCAGCTTCTTGAGAGTGTTCATAAGGTTCTACTCACTCGCTATGACGAGTTGAAGCCAACAGTTGTGATTTCAAACCTAAGTCTTTCTGAGGTCCGCGAAGATCTTGGGGACCGGCTTTGGTCAAGATTTCAACATGATGGCTTAGATATTGTGGAATGTGATTGGGATGATGCTCGTATAGGTGGAGGTAAAGCACAGTGAACGCATTTGTTGATATGAAAAAATCTGAATACGCATTAGTTGCTTACTCAAACGTAGCAGCTAAATCTGAGGAGCGTAGAGCATTAGAAAAAGCTGTTAAGAAATGGCTGAAACATCCAGGTAATAAAATTCGACAAGTTGAGTCTATAGGGCGTGATCTAAATATGCCTCACGGTACCGGACCGATGTATAAGCGTTTATGTTGTCGTTGTGAAGCTTGTGTTGATTGGGCACTTTCTACCGGTTTAATTAAATCCAAGCCAAAACCATTGGTAAAACGTGGTCCAGATGCTCGTCAATTGCGTATTTTGGCACAGAAAAGCCAATTGACCCCCTACGCTACAGCTTTTAATGAAGATTGGGATTTACTGGCCTTAGAAGTGGATTATTCCGTTACGGCATTTCAACTTGAACGTATTTATCAAGGCCGTTCTGAAATTGATCACAACTTTGTTTGGAATCGAGTTAAGCGTGTTGCTGATCGTTTAGTAGCTGAAAAGTTAAGAGCTAAAGGGGGAGTGTGCAAATGAAATCTAAAGCAACCAGCAAAAAACGCTCAAAAAAATACAATCCAAACAAGTTAACACCAGCGCAAGTTCAAGCTAATCAGAGACAGGCAGAATTGCGTAGAGAAGCTGCTCAAGAATATGAGTTCAGCATGCGGTTCGTTTCTAAAGATGTACGGGACTATATCGAAGCAAAGAAAGTTGAAGAGGCAGCATTGCTTGAGCGTTTCCCTAATCGCTTAACAATACCATATCACTTCAGTATTGCAGCTTACGGTTACCAAGATTTAGCAATTGTTCAAGTTCTTGAACATGTAGAAGAGTGTGAGAAATGGAATGTTGAACTCACTATCACAATGTCCGATAGAACCGATCAATATGAAGGGCAACTAATAATAAATCAGCCATTCACCGCACCGAAAATGAATTATTTTGAGTTTTCAGAAGGAAAAGCAGACTGTTATGTAGATATAGGTGGTGGCTTACGTAGAAAAGGCTGGAAAGGATTAAATGCAGAGATCTTAATGGCCTTAGATCAAAACAAAAATATACCTGATGGTTTTGGGATTGATTTGATAGAGGTAGAAATAAGTACTTCCTCAAAATTTAAAAGTGTATCTGCGTATAAGGAATTCTTGAGTGTTGCTGAATGGGTAAACAGTGGTGTAGCTGAGGAAAAATTACGCCAGCTTTGGATTGCTGATCAAATTATAGGAAATGGTAAATCTCTTAGTTTTGGGGATGCAGCATGATGAAAAGACTAAGACAACGCCAGCGTCAACAGCGAAGTATTTTTGCGATGTTATCTAATCATTCCAAGACGGGGCTTTTAAAGAAAGAAGTCGAGTTTATTAAAAATGAAGGATTTGTTAAGGCTAAACGGATTTTAAAAAGAGCGCCAGATGATGCGACACACTACAGGGATTTAAGTTGCGGAACCAGATACACAAAGAATATTTCAAAAACTGAATGTTATGTATGGACTGATAATCGTTGGAGACGAAGTGTTGTTCCATATCAGATATTTACAAGTGAAGTCATTAAACCACTTTCTGACCTTAAGAGTCTCGTTGAGTCTTTGGACCGTGTCAATGAACATGGCGGTTATTTAGCAACTAAAGAGTTGTTGAGCTTTTTAATTGTTCATCAAGGGGCCTTTGGCAAGGAAGCAGTTAGTGATGAGACCATTAAGTCATTGAAGGTTTCAATTGCAGATCACGAATCAGTATATGGAGGTATGGATGCGTAACTTTAAAGAGCGGTGTTTGAAGATTAATAGCAATCTGATCTGCAAAAAAGTTGAGTCACCACGCAGCCCACTTTACGAAGTTTGGGATGTAAAGCAAAAAAAGCAGGTTACAGACGGAAACCTTAGCGCTAATACCGCATGGTTGACGGCTCTACGCTACTTATTAGAAGGACCTAACCATGAGTGAGTGTAATAAAGCTGATCATCAGATAGATCCATTAGAACTATTTGAAATATTTTTCACTTCAATTACACCTGAAATGACTCCAATAGGTATTAGAAGTCACGGAATGCAGGCCACTCATCATTTCTGGAAACAACGGTTTCTAAATGTATTTCGGGGAATACCAGAGGATAAAGGGCTTGATCAATTTTCAGATTTACCAATTCTCTGGTTGTCTGCATGGAAACATCAACAAGAGAAAGTGGAGGAGCTGCAAGTTCAACTCAAAGGTGCGCAAGAACGTGCCCAATTAGTCCTTCAATACAAAGACAAGTATCGGTTGGAGCGTGATGATCTGCAAAAGCGGGTGGATCAACAGGGACTAGTTATTGCAAAAGCTTTGTCTATTGCATCAGACCTTCAAAAGAGCTGGTCAATGTTTGAGATTGGCAAGAAGTTAGAGCAAGCGCTTAAGGTGTAGGTATGAAATCAGTAAAACTTAAATTTAAACGCGGTGATAGAGTTTATGTAGATTTCAAATCAAGTAATCGAATGGAAACTGATGGAACTCATATTTTTGGTGAAGGCCAGATTGACAGGGTCGATGAAGACAATGATTTTCTAATTGGAAGACTCGATAAAGGTGGTTATTTTGGTTGTCCATCAACAGATGTAAAACTGAGTCATGAGTCAGTAGTCATGAGTCATGTGTACATGGGAAAATTTTTGAATATTCATGAGTGATACGGATTCAGAAGCTCATGGAGAATTCAAGTGATGTAAATCTTATCACTTAAACTATTAATAAGCTTTTCTTATGAAGAGCTTATTCTTTTATGGGTATACTATATAAGAGAAGTAAATTTGGTTTACATTTCTATGTTGATACTTGATCAATTCAAACAGGCTGCTTTAACAGAAAAAATTGCTACTTTAACGAGTACAGTTATTTTGATAGGGATTTCTTATAAATTAGGATACTACTTCACAAGATTACTTGATAGTTTGTGGATAATTCAGTTTTTCAATGTTTTTGATTTGGCATATTCAGCATTAAAACTAGTAATTATATATTTTTTAATTCTTATCTTTCATGACAAGGTTTTTGTTGAGGGGAGCGGTGAAAGAAATATTTTAAAATTTGGCTTAGGTTTAATTGCTATATGTCTATATTACATTTACGAAATGATAACTGTAGGCTACGCTTATAGTTTCTTCTTTGCAGTTGCTCTATTTTTAGGAATATTTTTTACTTTTACATTATATAACTCTAAACCTTTTGTGAAATATATCGCAATCGTGTTCTTAATTATAGTAATTCCTTTTCTTCAAGGTATATCTGATATACAAAAAAATATACACCGAGCAGATTTGCCAAGAGTTTCAATTAAAGATAGTTCAGCAAATGAAGATTGGAGGTTTTTAGATAAGGCTAATGATAAATTGATACTTCTTAACCAGAATAATCCTAAAGAAATTAAAATTGTTGGAATGGATGAAGTAAAAAAATTTACTAATAGTAGTGACAATAAAATCAATGGTAAGATCAAAAATTAATTGAAAGAGTAAAATAATGAAAATATGTATTGGTGGTGATCTCAACGGACAAGTTGTTGAGAAGGATGTTTATTCATTTAAAGCAGCCGATATAGATCCTGAGAAAAAGTCAGAGTATTTCACCCAGAGTTTTATACTGGGCGATAAAACTCATAGATTCTGGATTAGTAACGATATTGATTTTCATGAAGCCTGCAAAATCGTTGAAAAGATGATTAGGCATCAAGCTTAATAAATATATATATTGATAAAAAACGATTTATATATTAAATTATGTGAACTGTTTATCGGTTTACGTTTATTTAAGTTTTATAGTCCGTACTTTCCCCAAGGTGCGGACTTTTTTTTCCTCGTCAAAAATAATGAATGGAACTAGGGTCCTTTTAAATAAATCAAACGGTCAATAATTCTGGAACTAAGTGTTTTTAAGGATTTTGTCATGCAAGAAGAGTTTCAAGTCTATGTAAATCTTACTTGCTTGATTTGAGGTCGTTATGATTAAAAAAAGTAACCGCCGTCAGTGGAGTGAGTTTTTCTCCAATAATAAAAGACAGGAACTCTTTAAGGATTTCAGTGTTTCATTAGGCAATGAAAAAACTAAAAAGCAAAAGTCTAGCCCTTCTAAACATGTGTTTTTCCCTTGCCGTGTAGAAAAAGAAAATGACGGTGAAAATAGTATATATAGGGGAAGCACAGGCGGTGTTATCATTTCTGGTAAGCAATACATCACAATCAAATTGCCTTATGGATTAAGCGCTAACGAGATTTGGCGGGCTACAATTGATCAGAATGGAAAGCAAAGAAATAGTCTTTCAGTAGGTGCTAAAAAATATAAAGACAAGGTTCAAAAGCAATATGGACCTATGTTTAGAGCACTTAAGTTAAAAGCTATCGATCAACTTTGTGAAATACGATTAATTGTTCAGCCACCACTTAAAACTCGGTCTTACAGTGCAAAGACTTATCCACGCTTTGATATTGATAACTATCCAAAATTACTAATTGATAGTGTCAAAGGTGATGGCTTGTTATTCAAAGACGACAATATTTTCATAAGTGAACAAATTAAGCTGGCAGAACCATGTGAAGAGGGTTGTGTCTGGCTTTCGTGCGTTTTTACTGATGAAACTGATTGGTTGTCAAAAACTGTAGATTTTGATTGGTTAGCTGGGAGAAGCATTTAAATGGCGAAAAAGAGCGATTTGCAACGTCGAGTACTTATTGGAAGAAAACTTGCAATGGCGCGTGATATGGCTCAATTACGTCAAGAAGACGTAGCATTAGAGATATTCGGTACACCACATAAAAACCGAATGAGTGAAATCGAAAATGGTAAGTTAATGCCAGATGCAGAATTACTTTCGGTGCTATGTCAAAAATACGGTGTTTCAGCCGACTGGGTTCTTGGTTTTACTATTGAGCCAGAACTAGACAAAACAGCTTCTGTAGCTGGTATTCTGTTTAACAGTCTAGGTGAAATGATGAGTGAATACACTCAAGCCATGGCATTTCAATTAAGTATGGCTGCAGCACAGCATATTGCATCTTTCCCGAAAGCTTTAACTGTAGAGCTGCTTGAAGCATCAAAGGGGCTGATTCAAGCTTGTTTATCGCAAGACCAGTCTATTCAAGAAAAGGTTTTACCTGAACTTCACACTCTTATGCGTATTGTTCGTGAGTGTGAACAGAATCGTGCAAAACAAATCCGTAATTTAGAGATGGCTATTGATGATGTTTTCCAGCGTGAAGAGAATGATTTACAGCAAAAAGCTTTAATTGATCTTATCCAAAATAAAAAACGTTTTAGCAAGGCTTCTTTACAGCAGCAAGCTTTAGATGAAGTGAAACAAATAGGTCTATTTGCTGAATAAGGGATAGACTTTAATGGCTCGCAAGATTGAATACTCGGAAGAAATTTGGAACCGGCTAAAAGAAGTCTATGAATCTTCACCTAAGATTACATGGCAAGCTTTAGTTGATCAGGTTGGCGAAGAACTCGGTTGTGAGATGCCTTCGCCATCCGTTGTACGCCGTAAAGCACTTGCTGAGAAATGGAAAAAGAAAGCTAAATCTTTAGTCAAAAAGACAGCCCAAGAGCTCAATAAAGAGATTAAAAAATTGACCAAAAAAAATAATGGTCAAGAAGATACACAAAATACTGATAAATCAGAAAAAAGTGATAGTCAAAATTCCGTCAAAAAAACGTCAAATATTGCTGAATTTAATAGTCAAAACTCTAAAAATAATGGTAATAACAACGGTGGGCGTTCTACAGTCAACGAGAACTATCTAAAGTCAGCTCTTGTTGTCAAAAATAACCGTATACGAGCTCATAAGCTGGGTGAGTTAATTACAGATACTATCGATAGTGTTATTCATATTAGAGATGAAGTCCTTAATCTGAATAATCCTACTGAAGATGAATTAGCGCTGGTTAAGTTTAAAATGGGCTTGATTAGTCAAGTGGTTGATTTGAACGTTAAACAAAGTATCAGCATTTCTAACATTGCTCGAACTGAGGCAATGTTCTGGGGCTTAGATGTAGATGATCTTAAAGACCAATCGGAAGTTCAAGCACGGCGTAGTTCAGTTATTTCAGGTGCTGAAGAAAGAATGGCAATTGCAAAAGCTAATATGAAGAAGAAAAAAGAAGAGGCGTTTATGCGTAAGTTAGCGCTAATTGAAGCAGGTGAAGTAGAGCCAGATGATAAAAATGAATAGATTTTATATAAAACTTTACACCATTGAAATTATTATCTTTCTATTAATTATAATGCATGTGGCATTTATATTTTACAAAGTGCTTAAAATCATTAATTAAATAGAGTATTAAGTTATGACCCTTATTTCAGCAGCAGAAGCAGCTAAAATCTCAGAATCTGCACAGCCATCTACACTTGAGGAATTGAAACAAGAAGTAGGTGTATTTATTACTTCTCTTGCCGCAAAAGGACAGAAAGAAATGACTTTCACCTTATCAAAATCAAGAGCTACAATGGCAGTAGTCAATGAGTTACAACAGTCCCTAATCGATCTAGGATACCAAATTGAATTAGATGTTTTGGATCATAATAATTATTTTCTAAAGATTAAGTTTTAATTAAATTTTTGGTTGGAACACTTAAAAATTCAAAAATAATTATGATTCAAAATGCCCTATATCAGTATGGGGCATTTTTGTTATGACAGATTCAAATCACAATAATCCAGTTTTATCTTATGATGAACTTGGTTTCATTATTGGTATGAAACGAGTTGAAAAAAAAGTAAGTACGATTGATTCAAATATTGAGAAGATCATAGATATTCTTACTCAAAGCTTTGAAGAGCAAAAAGTACAGCTCGCACAGCCTCAGCCTAAACTGACTGAATTTCAAAAGATGCTTAATGCTGTCAATAATAGACAAACTTTAGATTTTGAAGATTTATTAAAAGAAAAAGCAAATCCAATCACTCAAGCATTTGTTGTTGCAGACAAGCTTGTCAAAGACTTTGCAGGTGTATTGGAGCAATCAGTTGATGACCTTAAGACTGTAGAAAAGAAACAAATTAACCAACCTAAGAGTTTAAAACCAGCTATAGAAATTAATAGTCATGATGACTTATCAAAAATTGTAAATCCTAGTGTACCAGAGCGTGACGAAAAAGGCCGTTTTGTATCAAACCCTAATGAACCCCAAAACCAATCATCAATTCGTAAAGTTGCCCAAACGATATCTACGGCGATTAAAGGAGTAATGCCGAACTCAACACAAGGTGTAGATCCTACAGTTGACGCAATCAATGAAGTTGGTCATTTACTTTCACCTGTACGCCGTGCAGCAGGATTAGCTTTGCGGCCATTAACTGGATTGATGCGTAGTAAAAAGAGAAATGAGCCATTACCTCGTGAACAAGAGAACCATAACCGCAAACAAATAAAGTTATTGCAGCGTATTGCCGATAATTTGGCGTCTAAGGGTGGTTTGTTAGGTTCTCTAGGGAAATTGCTTACTTCCGTGTTATCTGCTGGTGGTGGGCTTCTAGGTGGTGCTCTAGGCAAAGGAAAGAAAGGTGTAGGGAAATTAGGAAAGGGCTTAGGTAAATTTCTTAAGTTTGGCCGTGGTCTACCCGTAATAGGTGCATTGGCTGCTGGTGCATCATTATTAGATTGGAATGAACAAAGCACACAAGAAAAAGGCGGTACTGTTGGTAGTCTTGCGGGTGGAGTAATTGGTGGTACTGTCGGGTCTTTATTTGGTCCAGTTGGAACATTAATTGGTGGTATGGCTGGTTCTTGGATTGGGAATAAGCTAGGTACCGTAGTTGCGCCGTATTTTAAAGAGTGGACAGATTCATTAATTGCTGCAGATGTACCAGGTATTATTAATACTGCTTGGAAAGGGTTTGTTAACTATGCAACCAATGCTTTTGAACTGACAAAAGGTACAGCATCAAAAGTTGTAGACGGTGTTAAAGATACTGCTAGTGATACCTTAGATTTCATTAAGGATAAATTTAATCGCTTTAATCCATTTCATGACGGCGTTCCCACATGGGGCATTGGGCAAGGAGTTTATAAGCCGGGTTTTGGAGCAAATAAAAATGTACCTGCTTATGGATCAACTATTTCTCCAATTGGTGAAAAAACTAAGGAAAAGCAACTTGCAGTTTACAATGCTATGAAGAAAGCAGGTTTTAATGATAATTGGGCTGCTGGTTTAACTGCTTCCGTTGGTCGAGAAAATGATTATCGAGATGAATACTTGTTTGGTAAACATCAAGATAAAGCTGGTGGAATAAATATGGGAATGATTTCTTGGCAAGGAGCTCGTAAAGACCGGCTTACGGCATATATGAAGGAAAGGGGATTACTTGATGCAAACGGTAATATGGTACGGAGCCAAGCAGCTTTAGATGCACAAGGTGCATTTATGAAGCATGAAATCGAAACGAATCCAGAATATGCTTCAGTTAAAGCTTATATGCAGAAAAACCCAAATGCATCAAAAGAAGATATTGCCCGAGTTCTCGGCACAAAATATGTAAGATGGGCGTATGGGCAAACAAAGCTTCGCAATGGGAAGTCATTTGATTATAGACCGCATTTAGAAAAGGAATATAAATACAGAGCTAACATTGATAAAACCGTTCAGGAACAGAAAACTAATCTACCTAAAGAAAATACCCCAGCTGTATCAGATTTGAAATCAAGTCATATTGTGGAAAATACAAGAGCTAAAGTTGCTAGTGTTTTAAGCACCCAAAAAGCTATCGTTCCCCAAGCTACTACAAAAGCAAAACCTTCATTAAATAATCAAAATAGATTATTAACTAATGTCACGCCGTTTAAGCAACCTTTAAATACTCCTAACCCACAGGAAGTTGTTGTTGTAAATCAGAATAATGGTAACATCGGGCAGAATGTTAGTGATCGTTTCCTTGCTCATGCTCTAACTGGCGGCATTGGAATGGGGAAATTAGACGTTTAGTTTTGGGATATATATGACTTTAAAATTATTAAAATTATCTTTCTTAGTTACGGCAGCTTTTTCAAGTTATGTTCAAGCTGCTACAAGTGTTAATGATATTCTGAATAAACAAATAATTGCTACCAACAGTGAAAATATTAATTCGACAAAGGTAGTTAGTGAACTTTGTATTTTTAGTTGTGATTTATTAAGTACAAACCCTGAAGTGTCTTATGGTGGCATGGACGAACTTTATGTTCTTTTACGAGAAAAATATGGTTTAGATTCTAAGCAAAGTTGTAAGTTCTATAAAAGGACAACTGGCAATGTAATATTAGATACACAATATAAAATTGCAGCCTTACAGGGAACGCCAAATCCTGATGCCTATTCAGATTCAATTTTTAATAATTTGATATATAAGCAAGGAATATATAGTTCTTCAGATGTAAATGTGGACATTTATTATGATTTAGTTGACATTGCTAGAATCAATAATCCTGAATTAGATGAAAATAGCAAAAACAATCTAGTAAAAACTTTTCAAATGCGCCATCGTTTTATTGCCAATAGTTGTGGTGAAAAATTTATGATGGCTTATGACAAGTACTTAAATAAAGTTAGTGAGTTAAGAGAGGCTGAATATATTGAAGCAATTAATAAAAAGAATGCTAAAGAACGGGAAAAAGAGGAATGGGAAGAAGAAATCCGTTTAGCAAAACAAGCAAGAGATCGAGCCGATGCGGAGAGGGAGGAACAAGCCCGTTTAATTGATGCTAAGAAGCGGGAAAATAGACAAAAAATTAATCTATGCAAAAGTACTAATAATTATAAGCTATTTATAGAATCCTCTAATGTTGTTAGTGCACGAAATAGTATTAAAGTTGCACAAGACGTTTTAAAAGAAGAAGATAGGTTACAAAGTTTTAGCGGTGTCACTCGTTTAGATAGGCGTTATGCAGCTGCTCAACGGATCGAGTATGGGCAAAAAACTCTAAATCAAAGCTTTGCCAAGTATAAACAATTGGGTGGAAGTGCAAGTAGTGTTGCTACTGTGACACCTCTAAATAATCCATGTAAGGGTTTGTGATTTTTCCAATATGATCAAGAAAAACCGCCGTGATAGTTATCACGGCATTTTTTTTCATATAACTTGATCTATTCTTAACTTAACTTAACTTAACTTAACTTAACGTAAGTGAAGCAAATAAAATCACAGTATAGAGTTGTAACTCTATAAATCTTTAATTTTGGAATCTTGGGGTTATAAATTTAAAATTAATAATTTCAATAAGTTGAATTTTTATTAATAACTATTTGATTTTAAATTTGTTGACAATATTTTTTTTAGAACTATTATTAAAAAAGGTGTCTAAAAATCTGAAATATCATTCAAAAGGAGTTCTTGGTGAAAAACTATACAGTTGCTGTAAAGATTACAGAATCTAAGTCTTTCTTTAAAAAAGATATTTATGAGGCTGCACTTTTTGATAAACCGAATATTAATGCTACTGGTTCCAGTTATGACGAGGTGATTAGGAAGGTATATGAGAAGACGCTTGAGTATTTTGATTTTCTAAGTGACCAAGGTCTTGATATTCCTGAGCCGACTGAAATTAATTCAGTAACATTTAAAAAACGTGATAAAGATGTTTTTTTTCATGTCATAACAATTGATACATCAATCTATGCGGAAAAGACTGAAAAGATTAACGTTACAATTCCCATATCTTTAACACGAAAAATTGATGACTTTCTAAAAGATAAAGTACATAACTCAAATCTTTTCTCCTCTAGATCAGATTACATAACCAAATCTTGCCAAAGATATTTACCCTATGCGAATTATCTTGCCTCGCTCTACAATAATGAAGATTTAATAATTGCTCACAGATATCACGAAAGTAATACCACGAGAAATTGTCTTAATTTGCTCGACTATTTGAAGCTACCTAATTGTCAAGAAGTAATCTTATTTGCGACTTATCGTACACCTACTGATGGGTTTAGTAGAGATGACGGGCCTGAAACTAATTTGCCCCTCATGGGAGCAATTGCGAAAGTCCAATTACCAGGATTAAACGAGATTTATATTATTTTTGATGGACTTTTCCTAACCGCGCAAAGGAAGCCGCGCTACAATGAAGTAAAAGATGTGCTGGATACAGCTTTGGAAACAGATAAAACATCATTTATTCAATTATCAGTTCCATTTACTTCACAGTTAGATCCTGTGGAAGCAGTCAAAATATTAAGTGAATTTCCTAGACAGAAATTAACTAAGGAAACTCGACCTACTTTTTTTAATTTATTAAGTAATCTAACAGAAGAACAATATGTTAATTTTTAACCACAAAAAAGCCTCGCAGTCCGTGGAAAGAAAACGAGGCCTGTCATTGCATAGGAGCAACAACATGCGTACTTTAACACAAATTAATGTACCTTTTCATAGTGCTGATTTAGTAATTATTGAATTCAACAATCAGCCATTTACTGCCATGCGCCCAATTGTTGAAGGAATGGGCCTCACATGGCAATCACAATATGAAAAGTTAAAACAAAGATTTAGTTCAGTTATCACTGAAATAGTGACAACTGGAAAAGATGGTAAACAGTACAATATGGTTTGTTTACCTGTTCGTAAGCTTTTTGGATGGTTAATGACTATAAGTCCAAACAAGGTTAATCCCGAAATTCGAGATACTGTGATCATGTACCAGCAAGAGTGCGACGATGTGCTGTGGGAATACTGGACTAAAGGGCAAGCAATAAACCAACGCTTAACCATTTCTCCAGAACAACAAAATGCACTGCACGAGATAGTTGATCGCCGTGCAGGGAGGGATCGAAGCTTAAGAGCTTCAATGTGGATTCGTCATAATCGCCACTTTGGAATTGCTAAATATAGCCAATTGCTTTCAATCCATTTTGATGAGGCGAAGCAGTATCTTGAGCTCTTGCCGTTACAAGAGCTAGTTCCAGCTGAAACAGATACACTTAAACGTTTAGAAAAGTTTGTAGATAATCTCGCTGCTCGTTATCCAGCATTAGAAAACCCTCTTGCTTATGACATTGCACAGCAATTAGGTGAGGAGCTAAAGTATCAATCTCCAAAAGGACCTAAAAACTTTTGGATATCGATTCAAGAAAGCGGAGCAGTTTCTGTACAGCAATATTCACTACACCACACACCAGTTAATGTTGTGCAATTGCGTGAACGCTTTAATCAATTGTGGGATTTTCTTCATAAAGATGAGGTGCTTGAACTTGGGAAGGTTTTAAAACGCTTTCCTTTCGAACCTGTGAATCGATAAGGGCTTATCAAAATATAAAGATGTCTAAATAGGACTCCCCTAATAAAAAGCCAGCTATTAGCTGGCTTTTTAAGTTTACTTACAAATATAAAATTCTTAATTTTATTGATATTTCCAATGTAATTGATCATATAGTTCTTGAAAAATATTATTCATAAATGCATAATTCGCGCGCGTTTTAAGGATTATGTTAATGACAACAACAGCTTATGATACTCATTTCATGGCTTCCGACATAGCCTTTACAGTAAATCGTACAGAAGTTACTCTAAATATTCCTTTTAGGAAAGTGAAACGTTTGGGCGATATTGTATTTGGTATGGCTGGATGTTTATTTTGTATGAGAGATTTTAGCGAGGCCCTTATTGATTTTATCTTACAAAATAAAACACAATTTGAGCTTCCGAGATCTATACTTGAAAAAACAAATAGTGATTTTATTGCACTAATCTATTTAAGTGGTTCTTGCCTTAAAGTTTCTAAAATGGTAAATGACACTGAGTTTACAATAGAAAACATTACTAATGTTCCTACTGTAATTGGATCGGGGAGTTTTCATACTCAGCATATTATTCATGATTGTCCTAATGCGATAGCTGTTGTCCTAGAAGCTATTAAATACGATCAATATACTGCAGGGGAAGTAAAATATTGCAGTATTAAACGAGAAGAAGTTCATAATTTGGAAGCGCCTATCATGTCTACAACTCTTAATAATCAAATACAAATGTTGCAAACAGAGATTGCTGAAACAAATCATCTTGTTGGAAATGGCAACACATATCACGCTAACACTGAAACATATCACCATGGTGAACCTGTCAAAATTTCTACTGAATTAGGTTTACAAATGTTTCAACATAGTTTAACGAACGTCCGAATTAAATTAACTTCTAATTAATTTAAAATAAAAGCCTGCAAATGCAGGTTTTTATTTATAAACAAAATGAAATTTAATGGAACTTATGTAATTTCTAGAAAAAATTTACTTACAAGATAACCTCATTGATATGAGGTTATTTTTCATGGGCAGTCTTAATCTTGCAGCTATAACAGCTACTTCTCCATACATTAAAAAGATCCAATCGGCATTAGAAAAAGCAACAGGCCAAACGATTGTTACACCAGAATTTCGCAAAATTAAGCGCGTTGCTGGTGTTAGCGTTTTACCAGTTGCATTTTTCTTTTCAGGTGGCGCTACGCTTACACTTTATATTCGTGCATTAGCGGATGTAGTGAAGGCCGAACTGAATGATAAAGTAATTGTTCTATCTGGCGATTTTAGTGATGACTATAAGCCAACATTTGAAAACGCCGTAAGTTGTGTTGCTAAACTTATCCGTGAAGCACAATCTAAAATCCAAGAACAAAATAAGCGTGAAAAAGTTAGCTTACCGCCGCGCCGTACTTCTGTAGATCAGAAAATTAAAGAAGTCGAAGAACAAGAGCAAAAGCTTGATGAGGATTTAGCTAAGCAAATAGCTCACCGTGACCAGCTGAAAGAACAAATTGAACATGCTAAGCAACAACTTGGTATAAGTTCGGAGGCTGGTCAATCCGAACTGGGAAAGCCTGAATTTGATAGTGCGAGTCCAATCAAATCAGTTACAGCAAATATCACACGTGGTAAAGCTGCAATGAACAAAGCCATTATGGAAAAAACCACAGTGCATAGAGCTATGTATCGTAATGATTTAGGCTGGGTGGATTTTGAGTATGGCAGTGATAAACAGGGTATTAAGCATATTATCAAGCGCCGTATGGAAAGTGATGGCATGACATATGATGAAGTTGTGCATATGCTTGTGGATACTATTGTGCAAACAATCGCTCAAGGTAGTACACAACGGCGTACAGAACGTGGATTATCTACAAGAATAAATATTGTATTTAATTCGCATGAAGCGTCATTGATTAAGCGAGAAGGTAGTAATGCATGGCTGCTTACAGCTTTTGAAGTGCATTAAAAAAAGCCCGGTAGTTAGAGATGGGTTGCGACATCTTCTAACCTACACTTATGACCCTATACGTTCTCGTGTCATAAGTGGAGCGGGCTTTGTATATATAATAATCCATGCATTTCTTATTTTCAAATATGGAACCATTCACGCTTACATATATACAAAAGCAATACCCTTAATACAGTTCTTATTAAGGGTGTTTTTTATGCAAATTCAAATCGGTATTGATATTGTCTTAATTCTTGCATTTTTAGCTTATCTTTCCGTTGTTACAGGATGGAATAGCAAGAATAAAGCTGCGTATATTAAACAATTCCGTCATGTGCCTATAAGCCTCTTATTTAAAGAAATCAGATATATGTATTTCATAAGTATGGCATGTGTATTGATCACTATTATTCTTGTTGATTGGCGAATCTATAACGTTGCTTCATATTTTGATGCATTAAGCGTTTCATTATGGATATTCATAATCTATTTCACCATTTTTTCAACTTACCAGATCGGCACTGCAATACTAGTAAAGCTTTTGATGATTTTCAGTAATAGAGCAACTTCCTAATGATCACATCTAAAACAATTTTAGACATGGTTGAGTACTGGCTTAATCATCCGGTTAATGGGAAGTATGGTTCTGACTTTGGTGCACCTCTTTATGATTTGCTAATGGCACCTTTAGACTCGAGGGTGGCAGATAGTTTTCTTATTAAGATGAAAAAGGATCTACCAATATTATCTGAGCTTAACTCTGACCAATTAGCCCTGTATTCACAAACCGAAGGATTTGAGACGGTTCATATTCATTTAAGCATCATGAATGTGAATATAGATCTTAACCAAGTAGCAGACCGATTGGGTAAATCAGTAACAGGTGAGACATATGACATTAACGCAAGCTGATTTTGAAGCCCAGCTCCAAGCAGCGATAGATGATTATGAGATTCAGGAACGCTATAAAGCTCAAGATCCACTTGTCGTTCACCAGCTGCGTTCTATGGCTAGTTTTTTGACTGCATTTGGTCCAGAAATCGATATTGCTTCAATTGAACCATTTACCAAAACACGTGACCGCTCAATTATTGCGGATGCTACAAATAAAGGCATTTTGCCTATAGGTACACCGTGTCAGCACTTAATAGAAATTATCAACCGGTCAACAAATGCTGTGAGCTTAAGTCAAGGGCGAATGATTGAGGACCATAGCGGCGGTAGAGTATGGCGGTTGCTTCAATCAATTACTGTTAAAGCTGGTGAGACGGCGGAAGTAATAGCAGAACAAAGTGAATACCGTGAAATTAAATATGTTGTACCAGTTACTGAAGGGTTCCATAAATATCGAATTGACCTTTTAGAGGACCTTTCACTTGCAAATATTTCGGTTAAGCAGGGCAATAATAACTATGTAATTAAGCCGCGCTGGATGAATGTTGAACCAGGTGAATATGCTGTAACTATTACTACAGATAATCTAAGAAGATTGTTTATTGAGTTTGGCGATTCTGAGAGAGCTGGTCGTACTCTGCAAGCCAATGAAACGGTAATAATTGGAATTCTTGAGACATACGGGGAAGTTGATGTTAATCGTTTAAAAGATGCGGCCTTACTTGATGTACTTACTAATGATGAACAGCGGGTATCAGTGCGTTTTAAAGCTGGTGGACTGATTAGAGAGGGCGTAGATCCGTTAGCTGTATCAGAATTACGTTTATTATCAAGCTATCCATCACTTTACGATGAAGATGCGGTATTTCTCGGCAACTTTGACTATGCAGTCCGTAAAAAATTTATGAAACGGGCACAGTTTATTTCTGTCTGGAATGAAACGTTGCAAGAGCAACACTTTGCCATTACATACCGCGACATAAATCATTTAAATCTTGTGGTGGTTGCCAAGAACCCAGCTGAACAAGCAACGTTAGAACAAGATATCTGTCGGTATATTGGTTATTGCGATAACTTGTATGAAGGTAAAGTGAATGTACATGAAGTTGTAGAAAAGCCAATTGAAGTAAAAATTAAAGGCTCTTTGGCTTCTGTACATAACACAGATATGGTTAAGACACAGATCAAAGAATTACTTGTAGAACGATACGGGCGTGAATCATTGAGCTCAAGTCGTTGGCTGGTTAATGGCTTTAATACGCAAGAAATGGGGAAGCTGATTAATGACAATATTGTGGCTTTCCAAGACCGGATGAGTGACTTTACCATTATGCTTTCAAATGAGTTGAATAAGCCTAATGAGTGGGTGTATGTGACAAAAGACAGCATTACTGTTGAGTTGGAACGCACCGCTGATATTTCGGGGGCTACATGGACCCTATAAGCTTTACTCGGCCTATCGATGAACAATATGTGAGTACGGGCTTGCAAACCGCACTTGCTAAAGCATTTAAACAAGTATTTGCACAAAACTTTGAACAGTCCATACAAGATTTATTGGATTACGGTTGTCCTCATATCGGTAGTAAAACAGTTGTAGAACGGTTCTCTAAACAAAACGGACTTGTTGTATTACGCCGAAATAACACCTCTGACACGTTAATGCGAATTATCTATGCCAATTGGAGCAGCATGGGTAATAAAAGAGGATTAGCGTTTTTAGAGTTTGTTTTACGAATGTTGTGGGGGAAAGATCATTTTCAGATTATCCGGCTATGGCATAGCTTGGAAAAGCTAAAAGAATATCCAGCCTATTTGTCTGATTTTGAAAAGCCAAATTACTTCTTAACAAGTCGGATTAGAATTGTTTTAGATAAAACTGTTGATGCAAATGAAGTGGTAGAGCTGTCACCGATATTACGCCGTTTAGTACCAGCCAATATTGTCGTTAAAGTTCACTCAATGGCATTTGATAGAGATTTAGGCACCACAAGCTTTGCAGCGGCAATAGCAGCTAAGCCTTATGCAGTCTATAACTTCCTTTAATTCAATTGGAACTGTTGAGTTAGCGCTCAAATACAAAATGATTTCATAGTCCTGTTCATTAGTTCAGGACTTTTTTATATGCAACAAGCTCAAGACAATGTTTTAGTAGGAATCGCAGAACCTATCAATGGTCAGGGAGAAAACTTATTAATTGATCATTTCTTAGGATATGCTAGCCATGAATTAGAACCACAAGAAATTGATAAAGTTATTAAAGGGGAAGTGGTTGAAGGCATTACGGAATATGCTCAGGGCCATTACTATAAGATTTCAGCAAATCCTGAAAACCAAAATGCAAAAGATTTTGAAATCAGTATTCATTTTCAAGATGGCCCAATTCCAGAACATGGGGTGAATGGGGTTACTAGTGAAGCATTGTTAAAAGTACTTATTCACCGTACTAAAACCTTGGATGAAAAATTTCCGAGTGAGTTCAACAAACAAGCCATTATTTATATGGAAAGTGCGCTAGAAGAATTTAATAAACGTACAGCTGAGCGCCGTGCTCGTGGTGTTGAAGGCACTCTTGTTAAGTAATTGGGTGAAGTATGCGATTAAAAATCTTTTGTAGAAAACGTGCTTGTTCTCAATTAATTGACTTATCTCAAATGGATTGTTTGCAAGTCTCCGAAAGTGAACATCGAGGAGGCATGGTCCATGAGCGCTTTTATGATGTTTTTATTTCTCTTAAAAGTGGGTACATCTTTGATGCAACCATTGAAGATAAACAGCATGACAAGCTATTGGAATTAATTGAGTTTGATCAAAAGATTTGATTTGGAACTGATTAAATTTCAACTATAGAACAACTGAAACAATAGCCTCAATCACAGCATTGGGGCTTTTTTATGGCTAGCAAAAATAGAAAGACAAAAGTTCTATCTTACAACTTACATGACCGATGCCGTAAATTTACCGGTGTTGATCGAAGTAATGTCGATGTAGATGCAATGGTCAACTTGATCAACAGTGACCATGTACAAGAAATGGTTGCTACTAATTCATTACAAGGTTTTTACGGTCATCAAATTCGACAGCGCTATGGTATGGTGCCGCCTGAAACGGTGATCATTAAAGGTAAAGTTGTATATCTTTCACGGGCATTTAAAACAATTGAATTACGTGCGTCAAAGGATGGAACAGTTGAACACCGAGAAGAGTTTTATGATAACGAGCCTGGTGAGATCGCATTACAAGATTATAAAGCCCAAGCGGGTGGTTTTAGCACATCAGTCAATTACAAGAATGTCGGTGGCCGTTTAATTCCAACGGGTTTTTTTGGTTTTGATTTCGTTGCACAACCAAATTATGCAAGTAATGTAGGTGATGGTCAGTTATTTGATGGATTATTTGTTCCTGAAGAGCCAGAAGGTGTTGTTTCTTGCTTTGATAGCGCAACAGATATTTCACAGTTATCACAGCCCGAAATTATTATTGCCCAATTACTTGAAGATCAAATTTTACAGACATACGACAATATCAATAGTCAGCTGCATCTATTAACCGAGTTAGGAAATGCTCAAGGATTAGTGGGTGAATTATCAGAAAAAGTTGATAAACAGAAACGCTTGCAACAACTTAGAGAAGAACGAAAAAAAGAACTCTATACGGGTATGGTAAATCCTGTGAAGAGTTTTGATTCAGTACAACAACAAGCTGAACAAATCATTCAAAGTTTGGACAATCCAAACGTAAAAGAGAAACCTAAAAAGCCGAAAAAGTCTTTTGGCAGTATCTTTAGTGTATGGGGGTAATAATGAATTACCCCAACGATTCGCTTAAATGCATCCAAAACGCTTGGTATAAGCAGCTTGTCAATTTTCGTGCTTGGTATATGCCTGAGACCCAATTAACGGCTGACTGGAAGTTGAGAGCCATTGGTAACGCTATAAAAGCATGTCCGTCACGGATGATGGACGATTCAGAAGCAATGCTTTCTGAATATAGAAAAAGCCAGAAGCATGAGGAAGAATCCAAAGTGATTTTACCTGTAATGCTTACTGCAACAGCGTTAACTGACCAACCCCCTGATGTAAATCAATTACTACCAGTGCCTGATTTTATTGAAACGGTCATTGATGAGAAACGGGTGAAGGTTCGTCTGGTGCCGACAACTGTACGTGCTCAAATCGCTTTCTTTGCCACCAATCCCAATGATCTGCGTTCAGTCATTGGGCAGTTTTGCGCATACATGTCTAGCAGCGATAACCGCCGTTTTAATGTGCCATTTCAGCAATGGAATGATCATGTTGTTAATTCAACATTCACTGTTTTTGAAAATGAACTTTTTCCATCACCAGTCCCAAGCGAAGCAATCAATCTTTCTATCTCAACTGTAGATATTCAGCTTGTGGGTTATACACCTAACGTTATCGGTTTCGGTGGTCCATTCGACAACAACACAGGTAATGGCTATGAACCTGACGGCTCAGCAACGGAACAGCCCGCAATCAACGACAAAGTTGTAGTGCAAGCTGATCAGTACACATCACTCGATCACCAGCGTGTGAAGGGTGATAGAGAAACAGGTGAAATTACAGTTGAGCGTATAGATGACTGACTTAATCGATAAGGCACAAGAAAGTGCTGATTATTTATTGCAGCAAGAAATTGCAAACCGATGCCGTTTTGAAGGCGAATCTGAAAAAGAATGTGTTGAATGTGGTGAAGAAATACCAGAGCGCCGCCGTGCTTTAGGTGGCGTGAAATTCTGCATTGAATGCCAAACCAAGTTAGAACGCAAACGGCGCTAAGGATAAATGTAATGTCTGGAATTATTCGTATAGACAGCCGTGTTGCTGGGTTTTCGGATCAACCAATTCGACTTATTGGAGCGGCATTTGCTGATACAGGTGAGCTTGTTATTCAAAAAACAGCTGTTTATTCAAATTTGCCCGTACCAAGCGATTTAAGAGATCAAACAGTTGTAGTAACTGACTCACCGGATCAAGTACAGAATTGGCAATTAAGTTTCAATGCTAAAGAGCACTTAGAAGAAGTGATTTCAATTTACCAAGCTCGTTTCAGAGCAAAGTTAATTGAAATTGAGCCGAAGCTAAACCAGTACAACCCTAAAAACGTACTTGAAATCCGTAAGGTCGATAAAAACGGCCTTCAGCAAGAATTTGATAGCAGCAGCTTAAACAATGGACACATTGCAATTCTATTAGCTGTTTGGGCTAGTACGAAAATTGCCAAAGGCTTTTCAATTACTGAAGGGAATCAGTTTGAAGAAGATGCTGTAGATCCAACAATGCTTCCTTTTTCAATCTTTTAAGTAATGGTGTTTTTACGGTATGGCTTTGGCACCATTAAAAGAAATTCCCGAATGGTGGGAACTTTGTGAGCGTTATCGATACGACATCTATGCTTTCGCCGTAGAAGCATTAGGTGTCGAACCCACATGGCAACAAGAATTACTTTTTGAATCTATTGCATTTGATGGTAGCCGTACTTCAGTAGCATCGGGGCATGGTTGCTTTGGTAAAGGGACTTTAATCAAATTAGCCAATGGGGAATTTATCCCAGTTGAGCGTATTAATCTAAATCATAAAATTCTTGCTGCAGATGGTAAGACAGAACTAGATGTAATTAAAACAGTAACCGGTTATCAGGAAATGTTCCGGTTTGAATATGAGAATGGTAAAGCTCATACATTCAATAAATCACATATTCTTTGCTTAATTTCTTTATTCGATGGTAATGGCTGGTCAAAGGGCGACAAGATTGAATTGCTTGTTTCTCAATATATGAACCTTAAACCTGAAAGTAGGGAACAGTTTGCATCTTATAGGCTTATAGATGGGGAACATAAGCCTTTAAAAATTACATCGGTTACTGAGCTAGGTGAAGGTAAATATTACGGTTTTGTACTCGATCCAGATCCATTTTTCTTGGGTGAAGATGACTTAGTACTTCATAACACTGGTAAAACGGCCAGTGCCGGTATTGTTGCCTTATGGCATCTCTTGTTTTTTGATGAATCCATCATGATGTTTACTGCTCCGCAGATTGGGCAGTTAAAGAAACAAGTGTGGAAAGAAATCAGTATCAATCTAGCACGATTGAAGCAAGGGCCTTTGGCTTGGCTTGCTGATTATGTTGGGTACCAATCTGAACTTGTATACATCAAAGGCTACAAAGAAAAATGGTATGTCTTTGCGAAGACAGCACCAAAACATCAACCTACAAACTTAGCAGGTAACCACGGCGATAACTACATGGTCTGGGTCGATGAGGCCAGTGGTGTAGATGATGCCGTACTTGATGTAGCATTTGGTGCCTTAACGCACGAAGACAACCGTGCAGTAATGACCTCTCAGCCTACCCGTAACGCGGGGATGTTCTATGAAACTCATCATAAGTTAAGTCATCGAGCAGGTGGGGTATGGATTGCTCTCACATTTAATGGTGAAGAGTCACCACTAGTTAGTAAGCAGTCCTTAGAAGAACAACGGCAAAAATACGGAAGCAGAGAAGATGCCCAGTATAAGATTCGTGTTCTAGGTGAATTCCCAGACTTATCAGACGAGTTCTTAATTACCAAGCGTCAAACTGAAGAAATGTATGTTGGCGCCAGTATTTTTGATGACCATCAATTCGGCTATGTCATTACGGTTGACGTTGGTGGTGGTGTCGGCCGTGACGATTCAGTAATTGTTGTTTCTAAAGTTTGGGGTGAATCGCAATGGGGAGAGCGCGCACGCCGTGTAGAAGTTGTAGATATTCCATTATGCAAAAACAGAGATGATATCTTAGAACTATTTGCAAAGATTAATGAGCTACTTTTACAGTACCCAAATGCTAACTTAGTTGTAGATGATAACGGGGCGGGTAAAGGTTTAGGCCAATACCTTAAAAAGCAAGGTATTTTCTACGTTCCTGTTTATTGGGGCTCACAATGTTTTAGTAATGACAATAGAAAAGAGTTTACAAATAAACGGTCGTTAGCTTATGTGGGCTTAGCTCGAGCAATCGCAAGTGGCCGTTTTAAAATAAAAACGAAGAAACACAATGTGAAAATTAAAGATCAGTTAATCCACGTTCCATACCGTTTTGATGACTTTGCTCGTTATAAAATCTTAAGCAAAGACGAAATGAAACGGATGGGAATTAAATCACCGGATATCGGTGATGCTTTTGCTTTCTTATTCTTGGAAAACGTTCACTACACTGAAGCTTACGAAACTGTAAATGTCACTGACGATACACCGGAAGGCCGTGAACAAGCTGAACGTAAGTCAAGATTCAGTGCTTTAAGAGAAGCAGCTGAAAAAGAAAATGATTAGTTATATGGAACTGCCCACTTAAATACATATTCTTCATAACTACCATAGATCAATAAATCATATGGGTGGGTTATGGCTATTAACTTCTTTTTAACTGACGCAGGTCGGAATGCATTAAATAAAGTGGGTGATGTTGCTAGCTTTGGTGGGGAACTTACCCATCTTGCTGTTGGTACCGGCAAATTTGATGCATCAGTAGAAGCGAAAAACCTAACTTCTCTTAAAAATGAATTAGCTAGATTTTCTCTTAACGGCGGTGGTGTAGATACAGAAACGGGTACTTTGCGTTTTGTAATGAGTATTGAGCCCACTTTAACAATGGAAGTGTTTGAGATGGGTATTTACCTATCAGATGGCACTTTACTTGCGGTGGCCTCGACTACAGCTGCTCAATCAATCATGTCTTTACATGCAAACGTAGTAGCCATTGTTACATTTGGATTTGTTTTAACTGACGTTAATTTAAAAAACGTAACTATCAAGATTGATCCAAATACACCAATTGCTGTGATGTTGATGAATCAGCATAGTGCAGATGAAGACCCACACCCACAATACGGCGCGTTAATTCGTAAGCTCATGACTGAACATAATCAGCATGAGGATCCGCACCCCCAATATGCATTTGAAAAAGATGTAAAAGCCAAAGACGATGATTTACAACAACAGATTGATGATCTAGATCTTAGTTCCAAAAATTTGTTACAGCAGTTAATCGATTTCAAGAAAAACTTAGATGCTCAATATCCAAAATTAATTGGAGCAGGTGTAAATATTGGTAGCTCAGCCACAGTTGAACTAGGTGGCAAAGTTACTGATTTACGTGATTCAAAGTATGCAATCTATTTAACACCAGAAAGCCCACATGAAGCATGGAAGCTTACCCGTGCTGAAAAGGGTTTTTCATATGAAGTTTGGGACCGCTCAGGTCAAAACCGGATAGGGTATTCAGGTACTGTGAATTGGTCCGTTGTTCAGGTAGCTGCAGAAACACTAAACGATGGAAACGGCGATTACACAGTCCCAGGTGTTTATATCATTCCAATTCAACCGAAAGAACAAAAAGAATTCATTTTGGTTGGTGCTGGTGGTGCTGGTGGTGGCAGTGTCTGGGAGTTAGGAGCATTGGCACATGGGACCAGTGGAACAGATACACGCTTACGTTTAAATGAACTTGATTTGGCGGTTGTTGGCGGCGGTAAAGGCGGTACCAGTGGTCAGTGGTCGAATGGTAGTGCTTTCTCAAATGGTGCTGGTGGTTTAGCAGGTGTAATCACTGTGACATCAAACATAACCGAAATTTCACGCAAGCTTGGTAACGCTGGTACAGCTGCAAACCAAACAAACCACAAAGGCGGCGCATCAGTAAGTCCAGTATCAAACTGGGGGGCTGGTGGTGATGGTGCTAATGGTGTAGGTGATGATGGCTGGGCACTTGGTGGTGGTGGTGCAAGTGGTGGTTTACTCATTTGCCGATATGTGAATTCAACCGAAAAAACTCAGTATATGACTTTAGTTGTTGGTGAACCTGGTGTTGCAACCGAAAGTAATGGTAACACTGGTAAAGCAGGTACTGGTGGCTTTGCTCGTGTAAGTACTGTTAAAGCTTAAATAGGTAAAACATTATGAGAAATGATTATCGAAATGCTATTAGAGACTTAATTCACCGGAATCTTCAACAAAATAATATTCAGAATCTGATTGTTTGGGAAATCAAAGACGATGAATCTCAAGATCCATCACTGTTGAGTTTGAAATTATATGGTTCAAGAAACCATATTGATGCAGTACTTGTGGCGTGTGGTGTGAACGGCGTTTGGGAAAAGTTACCTCTTAATAAGGTGGCTTTTCCAAGGCTTGTTGATCTTTTAAGACTTCAAAAAGAATACTTGCAGGATAATTAAAATGTCAGCATTCAAGCCAGATGATTTACGCCGTGCCCAGCTGCAATTAAACCAGTCTTTGCAAAATGGTGGAGTTCGTAGAGATCAACAGAGCCGCCAGCGTGCAGATAGAGAACAGCGGGCATTTGCAGAAAAAGAAATTGAATATGATGATTGGGGACGAAAGATCCCTAAACCTATGTTCTTGCGACCACAAGATATTGCCCAAGGGGAAAAATATGATGTCGAAAGGGTACTTTTTACAACATTAGGTCAGCGAAATGGAGAAGTACCACGGCGTATTACCCGTGATGATATCTTGGCATTTCAGGAAAACATTCAACTATTAAAAGATCAGTATAGTAAGGGTATTACCCCTCAAAACATCATTAATTTAAGCCGACAAGACGATATTGACCGGGCAAATGAGCAAATCTATTTGGCGATTCCAGTAAGCAGAAAAGCTGGTTTAGTTCACTTGCTTACTAATGCCGGACCAAATAGTAAAGTTTTAAATCATCACGTTGAGATTGAGTTTTCTAACTTTAAATCTGTTGTTTTTGATATCGATAAACAGGCATTAAACACCGTCAAAAACCGCTTGGCTAAAGGCAAAATCAAATTTCAGTGTGATTGCGAACGTCATACGTTCTGGTACCGCTATATGGCAACTATTGGCGGTTACAATTTAGGACGTGATGAGGGCGGCTTTCCAAAGATACGTAACCCGCATTTATCCGGTGTGGCATGTAAGCATGTATTGCGCGTTGTTAAGTGGATTAGTTCACCATCTGGGATTGCCTACCTTAAAAAGGAAGTAGAGAAAGACCGTAAAAAACAAGTAGGTGCACGGTATAAACAAACAGATAAGCAAATACAGAATTCAATTAACGAGCAAGTAAAGGATTTGATGAATGGTTCTGTTAAGCCAATCAAAGCCAATATCCAAAAAGCAGAAAAAGAAATGATGCGTAGAGCTGATAAAGTTGCCAAAAAGCTCTTAGAACGCGAATTAAAAACCCTCAAACGTTTTGAAGTGGAAACTGTTAGAGCGAGTCAAATTGAAAGAATTCAAGCCTTACATAAATCAGGCGCAATCGACAATGACATGTTAAATGTCTTTATGAAGGGTTTAAGTCGAAATGCTAAATAGATCAGTAAATCAAGTTGCAAATGGACGCCGTTTAGCAGCTAGACGTGTTGTGATGAATGCTCTAGCAAGTATTCCAGCGCAAATTTGGCGAAAAGAAGTAATTTTCAATAATCCGGCTGAAGATTCAAAACCTTTAGATCCTCTTTCTTTTGAAGCGAACACTTTATCGATTCAAGACGAACCCAACTACAAGTATGAATATAAGGGCGCTGCTTATGTTCATTTCGATAAATTTAATGGTGGTTATATTCAAAAGAACTTCTCAATGAATAACCCATCTGACTTGGTGCTAACCGCTCAAGTAGAGACATTCAATGAAGAATTGGATGATGTTTTGGAAAGGATAATCAACATCCCTGACTTGATTCTTAAAGAAGGTGATCTTTTAGGTTTAATGATTTATGAAAACCTAATGTTGTGGTTTGAGATTGTAAATATTACTGGTTTTAGCCTCATGGCAGATTTTGGCAGTAAGTATGTTTTAAACCGTAGAGATGATTTGTTTATTTCACCTATAGGTGATGGAGAAACTAAATGAGCTATTTAATTTTCAATGAAAAAGGTAAAAAGACAGGCGACATTGAAATGGCTGAACAATGTACTTCTGCAATATTCAATTACCAGGTAATCGGGAACGGGGCAGAAGTAGAGTTTTTCGGAAGCAATATTCCATATGCAGATCCGCAAAATGATTCTCACTGGGTGTCTATTCTTACATTAACAGCTGCTGCGCCCGATACTGAACCGTTTAGACAGCATTGCTGGGATAAGCTCCGTTATAAAGTGAAAGCAGGTGATAATGTGGAGATTTATGTTTCAAGTGGTGTAAGCGGATAGCTATATAAATAAAGGGCTGAGATGGTCCTTTAGCTACATTTTCTTTGTCCTCAATTTTGGGGACTTTTTTATGTTTGGAACCGACCAGTTTTAGTAAAAATACGCCATGTCAGACTTTCTGCATCTTACATAGAAAGCCAAAGGCTGGTTTAAAATGACTGTGTTAACAGAAGAAATTCGTAAAAAGTATGATGCTCAACAACTAGCTACTGTTCAGTGCCGAAATTACTATTTCAAAAGTCCTGAAGAGCTTGAAAATGGGTTTGACAGTGCTCAAACAGCGGCAGAAGAGTACCCAGAAGTATTAAAAGCAATTTTTGATTCAATTGGTATCGAATATGCGCCAGAAGTTGATAAAGCTGTGATGTTTGGGGTATCACAATATCAATCACGTCATGGAGGTGAATTACCGCATCCTTCAATCATTGCAGCTGCATTAACTGCTGGTTTAAGTGGTGCGAAACAAGCAGCTGCTTTGCCTGCCGAGACCCTTAGCTATTACGATAGTATTAATGAATCTGGTTTTGATGATGTAAATCACCAGCATCATGAATCTGTAAGCATCGTTCCAGCAATTACAGTTGCTACTATCGCCAACGTTATCGCTTATGCAACACCTATCGTTGCTATGATTCCCAACTCAAATGGCTCAAATGAAGTACCGATTGTATCTATTCGCTTTATCACCAACCGTGATTTTGGTGCAATGAAGAAATCAGAATACTTAGATGGTGCAAATGCTTCTAAGCCTTATGTTGAAGGACGATTCCGTTTTGCATTGTCTAATGGGGGCGCAGGTACAACTTATACTGTGACTGCACGGACTGGTTATGAAGACTTCAAGGCTAAAACACCTGACGCCAAAGCGAGTTTATTGCCATTTATTGCGGGTAATGTATCTATCAAGATCAATGGTAAAGAAGTTGCGCATACTCGAAATCGCAGTAAATCAAAATTTTCAGGCAAGATTTCTGCTATTGCTGAGAAAGACGTAGTAGTAAACGGCGTTGAATATCGTGTTGTTGGTAGCGAAATTGATATTTCAGCTAGCAAAATTAGCGTGACATTAAATGAAGCATTACCAGCTGGTGCGAAAATTGAAGTTCATCTTGTGGCGGATTTTGATGCGCGTGATGGTAATGATAACTATCTATTAACCCCAGTTGGTGTTGATTTCGAACCTGAATATGAAACATTGATTGCGTCACCTATCATGGCACGGGTAACAGCTTCAACACTATTACAATCTCAGCTAACTAACGAACTTAAGCTTGGTTTTCTGGGTCAGGCTTTAGCAATTGTTCAAGGTAAAATCTTCTTAGAACAAACTGTACGTTTATTAGGTGAAGCAAAAGATTTAGCTGAATACTCCGCTCGTGAAGTTACTTTTGATGCTTCTCGTGGTGTGACTGGAAAATTAGCAGCTGCATTTAATACTTCAGGTGACTTGTTTGCGGAAGTAAATAAATTTATTGCAGCGGCCAAATTGGATATTAACCAACGTACTGGTGGCTCTACCGTAGCATTTGACTTATATGTTGGCGATACTGGGTCAGTATTCTTTAATCAACTGTCAAGCGACAAGATGCCAGTTAAAACCGGATACACTGCTGGTTATGGTCAAATTGTCCGTATTGGTACTCTTGCAGATGGTACAAACGTTTACCACGCACCGACAGCACAAGAGCTTGTAGCTGAAGCAGATACAGCGTTTGATATGCTTTTAGTTGGTCGTGGTAATGAGCCAATTCGTGCGCCGTTCGTTGGCTTTATTCAAACGCCTCTTTCAGTTATTGAAACTCGACCAGATGCGCGTGAATCAGTACTTACTTTAATCGGTGCTCAAGCAGCCGAAATGAACCCGTTAGAACGTTATGCTGATCAAAGCTATGTCATCCACTGTATCAATATGCCATCCCTCAAAAATTCGTAAGTAAAACAGATAAGGGCGCATTTAGATGCGCCTTTTTACCCTATTTATTGAAAGGAAAATCTCATGGCTGCAGCAACACAAAACACTGACGAAACTTTAGCTTCAACTGACGAACAAGCGACTACTAAACCAAAAAACACACGTAATAAAACCAATAAAACTACAGAAACACAGAATACCCAAGCTGGTGATGAAAAAGCTTCAGACCAAGGTGATTTGTTAAATAGCCAAGGTCCTGAAGACGGCGCATCTCAAGATGAAGGTAATAAACCTACTGATTTGAAAAATGGCGATTCAGATAATGAAGAGTCCAATACTCAAGAAAATGGAAATCCAACTGAAACATCGAATGATTCTGTCAAACCTTCAAATGATCTAGATTCAAATGGTGGTAAGTCTGGTGATGATGTGGGGACGGAATCGGATCATGTCCTTAAAGAAACTGATACTTCTAAAGTTAATACTCCCATTACGGATTTGTTAACAGTATCAGGTGGGAGTAGCGTGGATCCGCTAGTTATTAAAGTTACTAATAACGGATTTTCAACAGTTTTAGAACCGTTATCACGTGTTGCTATTGAGGCAGGTAAAACAGCAAGTATTACGTGTCATAACCAAACATTTAAACATCAAGTACTGGAAAACTTACGTCAGTTGAAGGGGCTTGGTAAGAATCTAACTGTTGAGTAACAAGATGACTATTTTCATTATTGATGGCACGAACCCAATTATGGATGCTGTTGGTGATCATCCTACTGAACGAAGTATTACACTTCAAAATAACGGTTTAAGTGACATTACCGAACCATTTACGCAAGTTTTGGTACAAGCTGGTCAAAAGGTCACATTCACTTTGATCGGTGACGAAGCTCATAAACAATTGCTAGATAACCTAGATCAAATTAATGGCTTGAAAGGTAATGTACTTCAAATTGTACCTACTGAGGCAGAAGAGCCTACAGAACCTGCTAGCGGATTATAAAATTTAGGAAATGAAAAACCACTTTCGAGTGGTTTTTTTTACATTGGAACTAGCCAGAAAATCAAAAAAGCCAACGGCTCAAAATACTTAAAACAAATAGCCTTGGGCGTGTAATGTAATGAATATACTTGCTCTATCAAGTACAGGTGAGCTATCCCTTGTAGCAGGGGCCAGCCCATCACTAAAACTGGAATTTGATACTCACAGTTATCTTGCAAATACAGAAATCAATGTGGCCTTTTTTGCGAAAGTAACTAGCCCACGCGGTCCTGCAGATATTTCTATGCGTTTGGAAATCCGTGATGCGGTAACAGGTGATCAAATTGTTACTGTTCAGGGATTAGTAGATGGAGACATTGAAAATTCTGCTTCTATTGTCGCTGTAGCTGATGCGAAAGAATATTTTGAGCGTTTTGATTTATCGTTAGGTATTGATGCGTTACAAGCAATACTCAAATCAAATGCTTATAACGAATCAAATAGCTTAGGTCGTGCTTCAAAAACATTGGCATTGGAAGATGAATCGTTACCATCATTTAATCCAGATGAACTATATAAGATTCTGACGAGTCAATTAAGTACACCAGCATATCTGACTTTACCAAATCCTCATGATTTACCAATTTATGTTGCGGCACAACGTGCAGCTACAAAGTTACGTATTCCTTTGGATGCTGAAATCAACCCAACTTTTACAGCTGAGCAAGCAGCTCAATTTGCGACAAGTGTAGATGCACAATCACAGTTTGTTCAATTCATTTGGAGTCCGAACCTATGCCGTCCATCTGGTGCTGTCACACTAAGAGGGCGTAAGGTCCCAGCTTATTATTTGGGCCATTACATCGGCGATAAATTATTACGTAACGCAAAGTTAAATAAACAAGGCTTTGCGCCGTTAAAAAATGCAGTAGCTTGGAAAGATTATCCATTTACAGCAAAAAACTTAAGCCAGATGCCGAATATTGATCTTGAAGATGAACAGACTCAAGAAATGTTGGCAAAGGCTAAAGTAAATGTAGTTCGCCCAGTTAAGTTTGAAACTACATTATTCGTTTTAAGTGATGTATTAACCCAGTATCAAAGTAAAAATAGTGCATTGCGTTTAGTTCCTGCAGCTGAGATTGCGGCACGAGTTACGAATAAATGTATCGAAATCCTTAGAACTTACATGTTCCAAGCTACACCGGACTATATCAAAAAAGCTGGTGATGAAATTCAAGAGTTTTTAGAGGGTGCTTCTAGTGAAACAACCGGTTGGTTACAACCGGCTGAAGATCTAGGTGGTAAACCTTTTGAGTTCAGTTTAATACCTGACAAAGACTATCCATATGAGCGTGTACGACTCTATTTAGCCCATGGAGTTGTTGGTACAACTCGTGCCGCAATTTTTGATGACGACGTTTTAGTTAAATAATTTTAAGGATCTATCAAGATGAATCCATTTGGCCCAACTACAGAAAAACCTTTAGCTTTACGTGCTTTTGATTCAGCAGCGGAGAATATTTCTACCGTTGTAAGTAAGGTTTCAAGTACTGATCGAGAACAGCAATCTGTGATTGAACAAGTACGACAAATTGCTCTGAACATTCTATCTGATACGGTAGATACAATCAGTGAAGGTAAGCTTGAAGAAGGTGAACTGGGCGTTGATCATTTAGACGCATTAATTGTCGATGCATTAGATGGTGCAGATGATGAAGACGGTATCTATGAAAACGCTTTGATGGCGTCTCTTTCCGATGCTTTCTTAACATTTGGCGTTGACGCTACTGATATTGAAGAGATCTTTAGTGATGATACAGAAGTTGCTGATGCGGCGTTAGAAGCAGCAGCCAATACAGTTCTTGCTAATATGCCAGACGAAGGCCCTGAACTTGAAGAACTGGTTCGTGAGTTTATTTTCGGTGAAGCAGATGAAACTGAAGAAGGTTTCGATTCAATGGCTAAAAAAATTAAAGCTCGAAATGGAGCATTTAGCCAACGGAAAGTAAATGGGCGAAAAATTCACTACCGTGGTGTGCTGGCTATTCGTCAAGGTGTCAAAACCGTTGTGAATAAACGATTACCTGGTCAAAAGGTCCGTTTAACTGCAGCACAAAAAGCTGGTATGAAAAAAGCTCGACTTCATGCTTTTACTGCAAATGCAATCAACAAGCGTTTACGTTCATTCAAAAAAGGTAAACGCTTAGGTATTTACTAATTACTCATAGGTAAGGTCATTTTTGGCTTTACCTATAATCCATTTAATTAAGGAAATACTCATGAATACAACTCAAATCATAGGTGAAGCGCCTGGTATTCAATATCAGAAAAAAACTGATAAAACAGAAATAAAGACCAATCAATCATTAACTGACACAATTATTATTGGTCGTTTTATGCGTGGGCGTTTTGATGCACCGATGACAATACATAAGGGTAATATCCGTGGTGAACTTGGTTATGAACCAAATAATCCTGATTATCGTTGTGTCCAAGATGCGCTAGATCGGGGTGTACCTTCATTACAGGTTCTGCGAGTACCACCAAATATTGGATAAGTTCTAAAAAGAAAGCCAGCTGTATAGCTGGCTTTAATATAAGGGGAGTTCCAGTAGGAACGTCTTAATTTAATGATATGCCCTTTCAGTTCACAGGTTCAAAAGGAAAGCGTTTTAATACTTTGCCAAGCTCAAGTACTTCATCCTTATGAAGAAACTCCCATAGCCCATTAAACTTTTCGCGTAGTTGCACGACATTAATGGGCGTGTGGTGTAGAGAATATTGCTGTACTGAAAGAGCGCCGTTTTCCTGAATCGAAATCCAGAAGTTTTTCGGACCTTTGGGAGATTGATACTTTAGCTTCTCACCTACATGCTGTGCTATTTCATAAGCTAGCGGATTTTCTAATGCTGGATACCGTGCAGCGAGATTATCTACAAATTTTTCTAAACGTTTAAGTGTATCTGTTTCGGTTGGGCCTAGCTCATGAAGTGGTATTGTCTCAAGATACTGCTTCGCATCATCAAAATGGATTGAAAGCAATTGGCTATATTTAGCAATTCCAAAGTGGCGATTATGACGTATCCACATAGAGGCTCTTAAACTTCGATCTTTTCCTGCACGACGATCGACGATTGCATGTAAAGCATGCTGTTGTTCAGGTGAGATAGCTTTTCTATGATTGATTACTTGGCCTTTTGTCCAGTAATTCCATAAGACATCATCACATTCGTTTTGGTACATGATGACAGTGTCACGAAGTTCAGGTTTTACTTTGTTAGGACTGATGGTGGTGAGCCAAGCAAGAAGTTTTCTTAGTGGTAGACAAACCATTTCCTGTAAGTCGCCAAGAGTAGGTATAACGATTTTCGTTATACCCCATCGTTGAGGATTGGCATTCAGTTTTGCTAATTGAGACTGCCAAGCTAACCCCATACCCTCAACAATAGGCTTCATGGGTGTATATGGCTGACCATCATGTTCCACCAAGTACAACTCA